AAGAAGCAGGGCAAGTCGACAACGCTGGCCGGCATCGCGCTGTACATGACGATGTTCGACTCCGAGCCAGGGGCCGAGGTGTACGGCGCGGCTTGCGACCGCGAGCAAGCGGGCATCATCTACCGAGAAGCCGCGTCGATGGTGCGGGCCTCGCCGGCCCTGAGTAAGCACCTCGAGGTGATCGACAGCCGCAAGACCATCGTGCACAAGGCAAGCAACTCGTTTTACCGGGTGCTGTCTGCCGACGCGTTTAGGGCCGAAGGATTGAATATACACGCTCTCCTTTTCGACGAGCTCCACGCACAGCGCGACCGGAGACTGTGGGACGCTCTTCGCTACGGCGGTGCAGCTCGTCGGCAACCACTGATCCTGTCCATCACGACGGCAGGGTACGACAGGAAGAGCATCTGCTGGGAGCAACACGCCTACGCCGAGCGATGCATCGCCAAGCCAGAGACCGACCCAGCGTTCTTTGGGTGCATCTACGCCGCTCCTCCCGAGTGCGGATCGGACGGCACTTGGAAGGATGAGAAGGTTTGGAAGAAGGCCAACCCGTCACTCGGGGAGACAATCACGGTCGAGTCGTTCGCGGCCGACGCCCGCGAGGCAGATGCAAGCCCGTCGAAGCTCAACGCGTTCCTGCGGTACAGGCTCAATGTCTGGACAACATCCGACGTTCGTTGGCTGTCGCCAGCGGCCTGGTCGAAGTGTTCCAAACCACTCCGCGAGGACTTGGCCAGCCGCGAGTGGTACGCAGGGCTCGACTTGGCGAGCACCTACGATCTTTCAGCGTTCGTCATGGTGTCGCAGGCCGAAGACGGATCCTTTGACGTTATGCCCTACTTCTGGGTGCCAGAGAACAACGCCGCCGAGCGGGCAACCCGCGACAAGATCGACTATCTTGGCTGGATCCGCGACGGTCACATACGCGCCACGGATGGGAACGTCACTGACTATGACGTGATCCGCCGCGACATCGTCGCCCTGTCCCAGCAATTCAACATCCGCCAAGTGGCGATTGACCGTTGGAACGCCACCCAGCTAGCGACTCAACTTCAAGGAGAGGGCCTGCAAGTCGTAGGTTTTGGGCAGGGATTCGGCTCGATGTCGAGCCCGTCTAAGCAGTTAGAGAACCTCGTCTTGTCCGAGCGGATTCGGTGCCAGAGTCCGGTGATGGACTGGATGGCCGGCAACGTCGCTGTGCAGACAGACCACATGGGCAACCTGAAGCCGAGCAAGGCCAAGAGCACGGAACGCATCGACGGCATCGTCGCCCTGGTCATGGGGCTCGGGATCCACGCGGCGGCAACCGGCAAGCCGCCCGAACAAAACTGGGACATGGTCATCCTATGAGCGACATCATCCACAGCGGCATGTTCGACACGCCGTCCGACCGCGACTGGCGGATGCTCAACCTTCGCGGGACGGAATACGCAGGCGTCGACTGGGGAAACAGCAACCGCACGGTGGCTGGGGTGCGTGTGACACCGGAAAGCGCCCTGCAATGCTCGGCGTTTCTGGCGTGCGTCCGCGTGATCTCCGAGAGCGTGGCCAGCCTGCCGCTGCATCTGTTTGAGCGGCTCGGCAACGGCGACCGCGTTCGTGCCGAGGCCTCTCCGCTGTACAGGCTCCTCCACCAACAGCCCAATTCCTGGCAGACGGCGTTTGAGTTCCGCGAGCAGATGACGGCCCTCTACCTCATGTACGGGCATTCGTTCGCCGAGGTGATCGGCTCCTCGCGTGTCGGTGCCGTGGCTGAGATGAGACCACTGCACCCGGCCAACATGATCGTCGAGCGTGTGGAAAACGGTGCCCTTCGCTACCGCTACCGGGAGCCGGGCGGCACTGGCAAGGAAACCATCTACCGCCAGGACCAGATCTTTCACCTTCGGTTCCTGTCGCTCGACGGGATCAACGGCGTGGTGCCGGCCACGGTCTGCCGCGATGCCATCGCCCTGGCCCGGGCCCTCGAGCAGCACGGCGGTGCCTACTTCGGCAACGGTGCCCGGCCCGGCGTCGTGCTCGAGAGCGACAACCCGGTGCCGGCCGAAGCGGCCGAGCGTCTGGTGGCCGCGTGGGAGCGGATGCACCGCGGGGCAGACCGGGCGTTTCGCACGGCCATGCTGCCCAACGGCGTGAAGGCCAAGGAGCTCAGCGGCAGCAACGAAGCGGCTCAGTACCTTGAGACGCGGCAGTACCAAGTGATCGAGATCTGCCGGGCTTTCCGCATGCCCCCGCACATGATCCAAGACCTGACCCGCAGCACCTACAGCAACATTGAGGTGCAGGGCACCGAGTTCGTGCAGCATTGCCTGCTGCCGCACCTCAAGCGGTGGGAGGCGGCCATCTCGCGCGACCTCATTGCCGACGACGACAGGTACTTTGCTGAGCACAACGTCAACGGCCTGCTCCGCGGGGATTCGGCGGCACAGTCGTCGTTCCTCACATCGATGCTCGACCGCGGCATTTTCGACATTGACGAGGCGCGTTCGTACCTCGGGATGGCTCCGCTCCCTGCCGAGGCAGGCAAGCTGCGGCTTGTGCCGCTGAACATGCAGACGGTGGCAGCTGCTACGGCTGGCCCGCCACAGCCACCGGCGATGCAGCCGGCCCCCGAGCCTGCCCCTGTGGTCGAAGACTCACCGGCCGACGACACCGAAGACGAGCTCGAGGGCAACGGCCAGCGCAAGGCCAAGGCCGAAGACGTGGAAACGCGAGCCCTCACCATCAGCATCGACTTCGACGCCACGTTCTCTGCCGACCCTGGCCTGTGGGGCATGTTTGCCCGGCAGGCTGTGGCCGGCGGAAACACCGTCGTGATGATCAGCCGCCGCGAGGACACGCCAGAGAATCTGGCCACGATCACCGAGACCCTCGGTGCGTGGCGGGAGTTCTTTTCCCGCGTGCTCTTGATCGGCACCGAAACGCTGAAGGAAGCCGCCGCCCGAGATGCCCAGATCGCCGTCGATGTCTGGGTGGACGATTCCCCGCACACCATCACCGACCGCACGCCTCAGGAGGCTATGCCATGAGCGAAATTGAACGCCGCGACTTTGAGTTCGACGCCGCCGACGACCTGGTCGTTGAGAGCCGGGCTGACGGCCGCGCCGCCATCGTCGGCTATGCCGCGGTCTACAACCGCCTGTCGCTCGATCTGGGAGGCTTTCGGGAGATGATCCTGCCGGGAGCCTTTGACAAGGTGCTCAGCCGGGAGCGGGGCCGCCAGGACGTTGTGGCGCTGTTCAACCACAACTCCGACATCGTCCTCGGCCGCACGTCGAGCGGCACGCTGGAACTGTCGAGCGACGACAAGGGCCTCCGCTACGTCGTCACACCTCCCGTCAGCCGAGCCGACGTGCTCGAGCTGATCCAGCGACGCGATGTGAAGGGCAGCAGCTTCGCGTTCACGGTCGACCCCAAGGGCGAGGCGTTCGTGGCCGACGAAAAGGGCGCGATCCGCCACATCCGCGAGGTGTCGGGCCTGTACGACGTGGGGCCGGTTCTGGTGCCGGCCTACCCAGCGTCGACGGCTGGCGTGGCCATGCGGTCGTACCAAGTGTGGCTGGCTTTGCAGGAGGCTCAGGCAAAGCCCGAGCCGCGTTCCCTGGTGCCCTACGCGGCCATCGCCGCTGCCCTTCGCCTGCGGAGCCAAATGCGTGGCTGACCGACCGCGGTGCCAGTGTGGCGAGACGATGCGGACACGCTCCAGCCGCGCTTGCGGCGTGGAGCAGCTGCGGTACGTCCGCTGCCCCAGGTGCGGTGCCCGCGGTCGTGTTGTTGTGCAAACAACACATTCCGCGGTCGCGTTCTTCAAGGGGCACGGAGGGCGGTCCTAGTCTGCGTTTGTCGCACCGCGGCAACCCCTTGCTGTCCCAGGAGACGCAGACCATGGACGTGATCAAGCAGCTCACCGACGAGTCGGCCGAAGTCGCCAACCGGATGGACGCCGTTCGTTCCATGGAGTGCGTCGACGCGGACGCCGTCGCGGCCCGCGACCTCGAGCTGGAGTCTCTCTCCACCCGGGCCGGCAACCTCACCAAGAAGCTCAGCTTTGAGCACGCCGTCGTCGAGCAGGCCAAGAGCCTCCGAGCGGTGGTCGACCGCTGCACCCCGGCCGTCGAGCCCGCCAAGGCCCAGCGTGCCCGCATCGAGCCCGTCGCCTACCGCGGCAAGCTCCGTGCCTACAAGGATCCCGCCGAGGCCTTCACGGTGGGCCAGTGGATCAAGGCTCAGTACACCGGGGACGCCGACGCACGCCAGTGGTGTGCCGATCACGGCGTCGAGGTGCGGACGATGGGCGAAGCGACCAACGCGGCCGGCGGTGCCCTCGTCCCCGACGTGATGATTGCCAACCTCATCCGCCTGGTCGACGTCTACTCCGTCTGGTCGAGCTCGATGCAACAGGTCCCAATGGCCAGTGACGCTGTCCTGTTTCCGAAGCGGGTTTCCGGCGTCACTGCCAACTGGACCGGCGAGAACGCCGAAATCACCACGAGCGATCCGGCAGTCAACCAGGTGCAGCTGGTCGCGTCCAAGCTGACGGTCGGCACGAAGGTCTCCAATGAGGTGCTTGCCGATTCGGCAATCAACCTCGGAGATTTCATCACCGAAGAGTTCGCCACGGCCATCTCTGGCAAGCTCGAGGCCGCGGCGATTGCCGGCGACGGCACGAGCACCTACGGCGGAATCGTCGGCCTCAAGGCCAAGATCGGTGCGGGCTCCGTCCACACGACCGGCGCAGGCCGTGACACGTGGGAAGAGCTCGTCGCGGCCGACTTCCTCGGTGCGCTCGGCAAGCTCCCCCGCTACGCCCTTAACGGTGCCCGCTGGTACATCTCGAGCCTCGGCTTCGCCCTGGCGATGCAGCGGCTCGACATGGCCGCTGGCGGCCGGGTCTCGGTCGAGGGTGGCACGGGGCTCCAGTTCGCTGGGTTCCCGGTCGAGATCACCGACCAGACCCATTCGACCGACACCGACTTCACCGGCGAGACCATCGCTTACTTCGGCCGGCCCGACCTCTGTGGGATGTTCGGCCTGCGGTCGCAGTTCGCCACCCGGATCAGCACCGAGCGGTACGTCGAGTTCGACCAGACGCTGTTCACCGGTGTCGCCCGCGGCACCATGGTCTGGCACTCGGCTGGCGATGCAACCACGGCTGGTGCCATCGTGGCGATCAAGGGTGCCTGATGACCCGCCGGCGTCCTTCACTCACTCCTGACATGCCCCGGAGAACGCTTCCATGAACCGTCTCGAGAACACCAAGACGCTGGCGAGCCTCTCGGACGACATCACGTCGTCTGCGACCCACTCGCACGAGATCGACACCCTCGGCTTCAAGTACGCGAGCATCGACGTGGCTTTCGAGAAGGTCGCCGCTGCCGGCACCAACTCGGCCGTCGCCCTCGTCTGCAAGCTGCAGCACGGCGACACCACGTCGGCCTACTCCGACATCTCGGGCTACGTGGGCGGCACGTCGTTCACGATCCCGACGCCGGCGAACACGAGCTCCGACGTGGTGGTGCGGTTCGATGTCGACCTCCGCGGGAAGAAGCGGTACGTGAAGGTGCTCGCCACCGGCAACGCCACCGGCTCGGTCTACTCCGTGGCTCGACTCGGCAAGCCCGAAGACGGCCCCGACACCGCCGCCGAGAAGGGTGCGTCGGTCGCTGTCGCCGGCTGAGCTTGACGCCTCAGCCAATCTGAACGCCCAAGCGGGCGGCGGGTAGCCCCCGTCGCCCGTTTCGCGTTTCATGGAGGAGCGATGCTCATCAAGGTCGGCGGCACATCTTGCGACATCCGCGTACATGCCGTTCTGTCGATGCCGCGGCTGTCGTTCACTAGCAACCATTTCGGCTGGTGGAAGGCGTTGATGCCCCTTGGCATTGAGCCGACGATGGGCACCGGGGCGTTTTGGTCGCAGGTAAACACCCGCATCTTTGAGCAGGTGCTCGACGAATACGAATACATTCTGACCCTCGACTACGACTCGTTTGTGCTCAAGGAAGACATCGAGCACCTCTTCGCCCTGGCCATGACTTTCGGGTGTGACGCACTCGCCCCGATCCAGACCAAGCGGGAAGACGGCCGGCCGATGTTCACGATGCTCGGGACGCTCGACAACCCGCCATCAGACGGCACCAATCACGTGCCGCGTGAGTGGTTTTCCGAGCCTGTGCAGCAGGTGGACGCGGCTCACTTCGGCTGCACGGTGATTTCGACCGCGGCCTTGCGGCGGTGCAAGAAGCCCTGGTTCTGGTCGACGCCCGATGCCAAGGGCAGCTGGGGCGATGGCCGCATTGATGACGACATCTACTTTTGGCAACAGTGGAAGGCGAGCGGCAACCGGTGCTACGTCAGCCCTCGAGTCGTGATCGGCCATGGTGAGTACCTCATCACATGGCCCGGCAAGGATCTTGCAAAGCCGGTCTACCAGTACACCACGGAATACAACGGCGAGAGCAAGAAGCCGGACACCATCTGGAGCGCTGGCTGATGCCACAGACCATCAAGATCACTCGCGGCTTCGGCCGCTACGTCAAAGGCCAGATTGTCACCATCGGCGGCGGCGTGGCTGACGCGTGGATCCGCATGGGCCGGGCCGTGGCTGTGCCGACTGCAGAGCCAAAGATCGAGACCGCCTCGCTCGAGGTCGTGGCCGAGACCGCCGACCGGACACCCAAGCGGAGGAAGACGCGATGAAACACGTTCGCAGCCTGAGGCGCACCAGCGGCCCCGAGGTCGAGCCTGTCAGCGTGGCCGATGCAAAGCTGCATCTTCGCGTCGACAGCGAGACCGACGACACCTACATCGCCGGGCTGATCTCCGCGGCCCGGGAGTGGTGCGAGGTCTACACCGACCGCACGTTCGTGCACACCCAGTACGCCATGACCATGGACACGTTTCCGTGGGAGATCGAGCTGCCGCGCCCCCCGGTCGCGGTGGCAGCTGGCTACACGGCCACGGCCGTGGCCTACGTCCGCGAGACCGGCGGCACCGCCACCCTGCCGACAAGCGAGTACCGCGTCGACAGGAACGCGGAGCCGGGCGTGATCCGCACGGTCTACGCCGGCACCTGGCCAAGCCACCTCATCGACCGCAACAGCATCACGGTCACGTGGTGGGCCGGCTACGGCGAAGACGGCACCAAGGTGCCGCGGGTCGTGAAGTCGGCGATCCTTATGCTCGTGGGCTTCTGGTACGAGCGGCGGCTGGCGGCCGACCAGGCCTCGGCCAACGAAGTGCCATTCGGCGTCCATGCCCTGCTCGACTCAATCAAGTGGGGCTCCTACCGATGATCGACTTTGGCACGCTCCGCGAGCGGTTGACGGTGCAAGTGGCCAGCGGTGCCACCAACGCCCTCGGCGAGACCGTGCTGACGTGGGCCAACAGCTCCTCGGTGTGGGCCAGCGTCGAGGGCGTGAGCGTCCGCGAGGCCCTTGTGGCCGGCCAGCAGGAGGTGAGCATCACCCACCGGGTGCGGCTCCGCTACCTCCCGGGCCTGACGCAGTCGCACCGGTTTGCGTGGCGCGGTCGCACCCTGGAGATCGTGTCGCTGCTCGAGCGGAACAACCGGGCCGAGCACGAGGCCATTTGCCAGGAGGGACGCAGTGCGTAAAGGCGTCGAGGTGACAGTCGAGTTCCCCGAGCTCAACAACCTGAAGCGGGCGTTCAACAACCTGCGCCCAAGCCTTGCCAAGAAGCACATGGGTGCGGCGATCCGTCAAACCCTCAAGCCAGGCGTCGATGCCCTCCGCAGCACCACGCCAAAAGGGCCGACAGGCAACCTTCGCCGGGCGATTGCGTCGAAGGTGAAGACCTACTCCAACGGCGGCGCTGTCGGGCTGGTTGGCTACACGGCCGCCGGCAGCGGCAAGACCAAGCCTGCGGCCTCGGGCACCGTGAAGAAGGGCAAGAACCTCGGCTACCACATGGGGTTTCTGGAGTTCGGCACCCGGGAGCGGCACACCAAGGGGCCGATTGCCTCGAGCTTCAAGCGGCTCGGGCCGTTCAAGCTCAAGAGCAATGCAAGCCTCTTCCGCCAGAGCCGCCGGCTCACCGGCCAAGCCCAGCGGATGCTCCTGCGGGCCAGCCGGCAGCGATTCCAAGACGAGGCCTCGGCAGCAGCTCTCCTGCGGAGGGGCGCTCAAGGCAAGCTCTCGCAGGCTGGGGCCAAGTTCCGGCAGGCAGCTCAGGTGCGCACGTCCCCGGCCTATCCGCTGGCGTTTTTCAAGCGAGCCGCCCGCGGCCAGCGTGTCTACCTGTCGTCCATGCCCATCGGCGGCAGCAGCGGCCAGCCCCCGGTAAGGACGGCCTACGAGCGAGCCTTGCCCGAGATGCGGGCCACCCTGCCTGTCGAGATGGCCAAGAGCGTCCGTGCGGCCCTCCGCGACCTGGCCGACAAGTTCCCGCCGAAGCCCGGCACCCGCCGTGCGCCAGCCACCCCCTTCTAGGATCCTCGCCCCATGGCACTCAAAAGCCCAGAGTCTGTCCTGCGGGCCGCCCTAGTGGCCAATGCCACAGTGTCTGGTTTACTCGGCACCAAGATTTACCCTTTGGCAGCCGACGCCGATGTCACGCTGCCGTGGGTGACGTGGCGACGTTCAGCCATCCGCCGGCAGGCAACGCTGTCGGGGCCAATGGGCGTGCCCAATGTTGTGATCGAATACGACATCGTGGCCACCACCTACGAGGCCGCCAGGACGCTGGCAGACGCCATTCGCGGCGTTCTGGATGGTTACAACGGCACCGCCGACAATACGACGGTACGGCAGACGAGCCTTGAGGATGAAAGCGATCAGTTCGCGTCCCTCAATGGTGCCGAAATGCCCGACCTGTACATCGTCCGTCAGACCTACGAAGTTCTTTGGCAGGAGACATGACGCATGGCCGACACTCCCCATGATTCCAGTGGCACGACGCTCAAGTTTCCCAACACTGCCGCGTCGAATGCCTACGTCGTCACAAACATCGTCTACAACCTCACCGACCCCGGTGCCGACGACACAATCGACATCTCGCACCTCGGTCTTACGACCGGTGCCGAAGTGCTGTCGCAGTCTCGGCCGCTGTCGGGATCGGCCACCGACACGGGCCGCGAGATCTCCTTCGATTTCATCGGCAAGACGCCGCTGGCCGACAAGACGACCGGCACTCTGACGATCACCGGCGGGCTGGCCATCGCTGCTGCCGGCACGGTGCGTTCCTCGACGATCACGCTCGCCACCAACGACGTGATCAAGGGTTCTGCCACTATCCGCATCGCCCGAGTCTGACCCGCGGGAGGCTCCCGTGGCCACCTTTTCCACCGGAATCTCCGTCACGTGGGGTGGTGTCTCGTTCCTCGAGGTGACCGCCGCGGCCCCGAGCTACGCAGGCGGGCCCAGCAAGGGCCGCTCCGTGGTCTGGACCGATGAGGCCGGCACGTGCACCGTCGAGTGCTACGGCACGGCGAATGTCTCGTCGGCCGAGTACGGCCTGCGCAAGCAGCTGGTGATCAGCGGCGCGGGTGTCAGCTTGACGACCCAAGCACTCTATCTGGGGTTCACGCAGACGCCCGAGCTCAACGGCGTCACGCGTTACTCCGTGTCTTTCAAACTCCTCGATGGGTGATCCATGCCGCTCACAGCCGACGATCTAAAACGGGCCTGCCGGCCCAACATTACGACGGTGAACATCCCCGGTCTCGGGGAGGTCTGCATCCGTGCCATGACGCTCCGCGACCGCGACAGCTACGAAAAAGCCTCGGTGGACGGCGGCGGCAAGCTGCCCAACGATTTCCGCAGCCAGTACCTGTCGCGGTGCCTGTGCGACATCGACGGCAAGCTGATGTTCCCGGGCCCTGAAGGAGTCGAGACGCTGCAGGCCCTCGACGCGTCCATCGGCTCGCGGCTGTTCGATGCGGCGATCAAGCACAACCGGATGACCGAGACCGACATTCAGGATCTGGCAAAAAACTCAACGCCCGGCCAGAACGGCGATTCGCCTTCCGCCTCGCCGGGCATCTGAAGATGACGGTTGGCGAGTTGCTCGACCGGATGGATTCGGTCGAGTTCTCAGAGTGGATCGCGGTGGATCGGTACTACGAGCGGATCGGTGACGACTGGTTGCAGACAGGGATCCTCGCTGCGGCGTCCCTCGCCCCCTACAGCAAGTCGACCTTGGACCCCCGGAAAATCATCGGCCTTGATGACCACGCACCGCGTCACGCCACCCAAGATGCTGACGCCCTAAGACGCCTCCAGGCTGACTTCGAATGAGCACGCCACTCGCACTGTCGATGCAGATTTCAGCGAGCACAAGCTCTCTGGCTGCGTCCGTGCGCGATGTCAACACGCGGCTTGACTCAATGGGCCGGGCCGGCAAGCAAGCCGCCTCCGACCTCAGCGTGCTCAAGACCATCGAGATCTCCCGGGCGTTCCTGTCGGCCGTGACGAGCGCCGCCAGTTCGTTCCAGAGCATGGTCGTCGGGTCTGCCTCGGCTGTCGCTGCCATCGACGACCTGTCGAAGCGTACCGGCGTCTCGAGCACCGCTCTCCAGGCCTACCAGTTTGCGGCGGATCAGTCCGGCGTAAGCATCGATACCTTTGGCAAGTCGCTCCAGAAACTGACGATCAACCTTGGCGAGGCCCAGACCGGCAACGGCGCGGCCATCAAGGCCTTTACCGACCTCGGGCTGTCTGTCCAAGAGCTTTCCACGCTCTCGCCGCAGGTGGCGTTTGAGAAGATTGCCGCCTCCATCGCCGCCCTCCCAAACCCTGCCCAGCAGGCCGCGGCCGCGGTCAGCCTGTTTGGCAAGAGCGGCGTCGACCTAGTGCCCGTCTTCCAAGAGGGGGCCGGATTCCTGCAGGAAATGCGGGAAGAGGCCGAACGGCTCGGCACGGTTCTCTCCGAGGACCAAGTCGGGGCCCTCGCCGGGCTCGACGACTCGATTGCCAAGGTCTCGGCATCGTTCAAGGGCCTCACGTCAAGAATTATTAGCGAGTTGGCACCGGCCCTCACTCAAGCTGCCAATTCGTTTGCAGAGTTCTTGGGTTCTCTGAACGAAAGAGAGATCGCGGATCAGCTCATTGCGTCGTTCAATGAGCTGACGTTGTCCACCCAGAATCTGCAGAGCATTTTTGCAATCATCAAGGGCACTGTCTCGCTGCTGTTCGGCTTCTTTTCTGTGATCTCCACAGCAGTAGGGTTTCTCGTCACCAACCTCAACGGAGCCGCTGTCGGCGCTGCCGCTGCGTCCGCGGCGCTGCTGGCGTATCGGCTTTCCGCTGTGTCGGCTACGGCGGCAACAGCCGGATTGTCTCTCGCCATCAAGGGCCTCCTGGCATCTACTGGCATCGGCCTGCTCGTTGTGCTTTTGGGTGCCGTTGGTGCGGCTGCAATTGAATACTCGTTCAAGACGAAGGAAGCCAATGCAGAGGTTGCCGACTCTACGAAAGCAGCAACCGATGAGGCGAAGAAGCTTGAGGATCAGATCACAAAAGCCACTCAGGGGGCCGCAGGCCTTGGGAAAGAACTAAGCGTTGCCTTCAAAGTCCCCCTTGATGTCACCAACGCCTCGCTGACGCAGGGCGTGGTTGACGAGGCCGGCCAGGCCTTCCGCCGGCTCGCTGCCGACCTCGGCACCGTCGAGCTCGTGCCGCAGGAGCTGCTCGACGCCTTTGAGCTTCTCAAGTTCGACATCGAGAGCGCCAACGACGGTGCCAAAGATGCCGCCCTCGCACAGCAGCTGATCGCTGACTCTGCCGGCGAGGTGCTGCGGATCACCGAAGAGATCAACGCTGCCCGCCAAGAGGAAAAGGCCCGCATCGACGACGTTGTCGACGGCGTTCGGCAGGCTCAGGAATACGAAAAGCGGCTCAAGGAAGAGCAACGGCAAAGGGTGGACGAAATCACCCGCCGCGAGCTCGAGGCCCAGGCCCAGATCGAGCAGCGTGTCGCCGATGTCGAGGCTCAGCGACTCAGCGGCCTGAGCGGCCGCAACAATGAGCCGCTCAAGGCCGCAGACATCCGCTCGAGCGAGGGCATCGGCCAGTTCCTGGCACTGGCCACCGGCCGCGAGGATCCCGCTGTCGCTGAGGCCCGCAAGCAGACCAACGAGATCGTGGGCCTGCGGCAGGACCTGCGTGAGCTGCAAGCCCAGAAGGCCGAAATCATGGGTGGTGCATGAGCGTTGTCTCCTACCGCGAAGTGCTCCCGCGAACCTTCAGCCACAAGCTTGGCGAGCCGCCCCGCGCCGGCACGCGGTGGGTGATCACCGTCACCGAGCCGATCACGCACCAAGCCTCGCTCAACACCATCGGCATCTTCCACGGCTCGTCGCACCCCGAGTACAGCTACCTCGTCTGCACCGACGCTCAGGTGACCGAGCCTGACCGGCACCACGTCGAGATTGCCTACTCTTTCGAGGTGCCGCCGCCGGGCTCCGAGGGCGGCTTTCAGCCGAACCCGCTGGTGCGGCCAGACGTGTGGGAGTTCACGACCGGCGGCTCTCAGGTGCCTTGCCTCGTCTACTACGACGGCAGCGGCAACACCAACCTCAAGCCGCTGATCAACGGTGCCAACGACTACTTTGAGGGGCTGACGGTCAACGAGGGCGAAGTGCGCCTCACGATCAGCGGCAACCGGCCGACGTTCCCGGCCTCGCTCGCCGCGGCCGTGACCAACTCGGTCAACACCGGTGCGTTCCTGTTTGGCACGGCTCACCAGTGGTTCTGTGCCGGCATCAGCGGCCGGCAGAGCAGCGAGGTCGTCAACGGCCTGGTGGTGAACTACTGGCAAGTCGGTGCCGAGCTCGTCTACCGGCGATCCGGCCACGATCTCCTGCTGCCGCACGTCGGCTGGCACTACTACTCAGGTAGCTCCAAAAAGCCTGTGACAGTGGTGGGCGATGACGGGCTGACGTACCGAGCCTCTTCGCCGCAGCCCCTGAACACAGACGGCACGCAGAAAACTAGCTCGGTTGCCCCCGACATCCTCACCCGCCGGATCTATCCCGAGGTCAACTTCACAACCTACTTCGGCACCCCGCCGTTCTGAGGAGCATTTATGGCCGACCTTACGTATTCGATCCAGACGCAGCTCTCCAAGGGTGCCTTGAACCACTCGTTCAACGCCTCAGGCGTGACGGCCGACCTGTCGACCACAGGCATGATCGCTGTCACTCTCAACCTTTCCACGGCCACCACGGCCATCTCCACGGCCTCGATGTCGAGCGTGGGCCTTTGCATGGCCCGGTCGCTGGCAACGGCCGAGACGCACGTGGTGACGATTGGCCGGCTCGACGGCGCAACGCTGCACGGGTGCGTAGAACTCCGTGGCGGCGAGGCCGCGGTGTTCCGCATGGCCCCCGGCAACTACGCCGCCAACGCTGCCGTGGCCGGCTCCCGCCTGGTGGTCACCATCACGGAGGGCTGACGTGGCACAAAAGCCAAACGGCAAAGCCGACCGCGGCGACCGCATCGTTTTCACGCGTAGCTCTGCCGAGCGGATCGCCAAGGTGGTGCGGCAAGTCGAGGCCGGCCCGCGGGATGGGGCGGCGCTTCGGTACGGCGCTCACCTCGACGAAGGGCCGTTCATTCGCATGGGCACCTTCACTGGCCAGTGGGCCAAAGACACTGCCCGGGTGGTCACGCTTCGCAATGGCACAGCCACAGTGTCGGTGCAGAACGTGTTTAGCGTGGCCGGCTCGACCGCGACCGGCACCTACGACTGCTGCATCATCCGTGAGGGCACGGCGTGGTTTGCCATCCAAGGGGAGTGCGTGACATGAAAGGCGGCTTTGGGTGCTCGCCGTGTTGTGCGCCGCCGTGCGAAGAATGCACACGCACTTGCACGGAACCTCACTCCGGCGAACCGTTTGAGGTCGTTTACACTCGTTTCTTTGAAGGCGTCGAAGCTGGCGATCCATCCGACGGATACCTCTCGGCGTCGGGCGATTCCGACACGTCCGATCCTTACAACGGCATGGACGGTCTCGGCCCGTGGTTTCAGCAGATCACCGGCGGGTTCACGCTGAACTCGACGCAGACACGGCATCCGTGCCGAGTCACGGTGTCGTTCTGGCGCAACAGCTACACGCTCGGGGCTGCCACGATCCCGCCGGCGTCTACGGCGCTGACGAGCGAGAAGGTGTACATCGAGGTGGAAACCGGGGCCGTCTTCATCGGGGACAATGTCATAACGCCTGAAGACGGAGAAGTAGAAATAGAAACGGCGTCTATACCGCTTGTCTCCGGCGGCGGCGATCAGAGCGAAAACATTCCGCGGTTCTACGAAGGTTCGATCTCTGTCGCGCCGCAATGCGAGTCGGCTTCGTTCTCCGTTCGCGCAAGAATTGAATGGAACACGCAGAAGCGGCAGCACGTTTTGTATGGGATCGTGCGGGAGTGCTATGAGATCGGGACGCCTTGCTCGGAGTTTTGTAGCGGAAGCCCGCCGCCAAATGTTGTGTACCTAACGATCAGTAACTACACCGGACCGGAGCCGGCAAGCGGCAGCCCCAACGGCACCTACGTTTTAGAGAGATCGCCAGGTTTCTGCGATGCTTTTTTGGGAGGCTGGCCGTGGGACTGCGACCCACTGGCGGGATTGAGCTCTTTCAGGGGTGGTTACGACGACACTCGTGCGACGAAGAACTTCATTTCCGCCGGAAGCTGGCAGATTATTAACGGCGAATGCAAGATTCTGCTCCTCGTCGCATACAGCAATTCTTCGGTCAATAAATCGTACTGTGGAACAGGCGTCCTTCACTCGGGAGAGGGTGTGATTTACGTGCATACTCGTCTATGGGGGGCTCTGCCGGAGGACATCGTGTCGGGTTCGTTCGACTGGGAAATATCCGTATGACCCGCTGCGACCTCTCCGCCGCTGACGCCACATGCCCCCGCTGCGGCTTTGTGTCGAAGTACCGCAACGCGATCCGCCAATGCCGCAAGCCGGCCCCGACGACCTGCGGCCCCGGCTGCCAACTCCGCCGGACGCTGGCATGGTGGGGCATCCGCGACGACGGCTCGTGCGGGTGCGACTCATTCGCCGCGCAGATGGACGCATGGGGCCAGAGTTGCTGGGACCACCTTGAGGAGATCGTTGAGCACCTCCGCGGTGCCGCGGAAAAAAAGGGCCTGCCGTTCCTTGCCACGGCCGCGAGAATCCTGGTTGCCCGAGCCATCGACGCCGCAAGGCGGGAGCAATCCAATGGCCAAGAAGCCGAGGCCGAAGCCAGAGCGTCGGACGTGGGACGGCCTGAGTGATGACGACGTGACGGGCGCCGACGAAGCTGAAGACGCCATGCCGATGGAGTTCGGCCGCAAGACCAAGGAACCCAAGCGTGGCAAAAAGCACCCCGACAAGCCGGCCGGCAAGTAGTTCGCTTTCCGACGCGATCCGCGCGGCCATCCCGCCCCCGCCCCGGCGCACGCTCCCCTGGCACGAGCGGCTCCCGGCCGACGTGCTCGCCGAGCTCGAGGAGCTGAAGCGGGAGCACCGGGCTGGCAAGCTCCCCGGCACTCGCGTGGCGTTGGCCATGACCATCTCCGAGCAGCTGCGGCTCCGCGGCCTGTCCGAAGTCGGCCTGCAAGGAGTTTCCGCATGGCTCAGAAAAAGCTGATCGACGCCGTCCGCGAGGGTGCGCTCGAGCAAGACAACCTCGACCGCGATGCAGAGCTTGCCCGGCTCCGTGCCGAGGCCGCTGGGCTCCGCAGCAAGTACAAGGCCGCTCTTGGCCGCATAGACGCCGAGCGGGCCCGGGCCGACGCGATGGCAGGCCTCCGCGGCATCGCCCCGCACAGGGCACGCCAGAGGCCCGGCAAGGCCAAGCGGCACGCGGCCACCATGCTGGTGCTGCTGTCCGACTGGCACGTCGAGGAACGCGTCGACCCGGCGACGGTCAACGGCCTCAACGACTACAGCCTGGACGTGGCCGACCAGCGGATCGCTGAGCTCGGCGAGCGGCTGGCCGTCATGCTTGAGCACGAGAGGAGATTGGCCGACATCCGCCGCGTGGTGGTCTGGCTCGGTGGCGACTTTCTCAGCGGCCACATCCACGACGACACCGCCGAGCTCGCCCAGCTGGCCCCGCTTGCAGCCACCCGCTGGGCCGGGGAGCGGATCCGCGGATTCCTCGACGCCGTCGCCGGCCAGGCCGACGAGGTGATCGTGGCGACAAACTCTGGCAACCACGGCCGCAGCACCGACAAGTTGCGCATCGGCACCGAGATGGAGCACTCGTTTGAGCAGCATCTCTACCTGACGCTTGCCGCGGCCGAGACGAAAGCCAACGTCCGCTGGCACGTCGGCACCGGCTATCTCAACGTGCTCGACCTCGACGGCTTCCGCGTCCGCTTCCACCACGGGCACGCCGTGAAGTTTCAGGGCGGCATCGGCGGCATCCACGTGCCGCTCAACAAGAGCATCGCCGCATGGGATGCGACGCTCCGTGCCGATCTCACGTGCCTCGGTCACTGGCACCAGTTCAGCTGGGGCCGATCCGGCCGCTACGTCAGCAACGGCTCGGTGATTGGACACTCCGCATACGCTGTCCGCATCAAGGCCAATTACGAGCCGCCCTGCCAAGCCTGCGTGGTGATCGACCACGAGCGGCACGAGGCCACGAAGGCGTTCCCCCTGTTCTGCGACCGCGATCTGAGGAAGAAATGAACCTGCGCCCCGGCTCTGCTGAGTTCTGCTCCGTGCTCGACGAGATCAAGCATCTGCACCTGCGAAAGACGCTCGACTACGGCTGCGATGAAGATGCCCTGAGCAACATCCGCTTGAGCTCAGACGTGATCAACGTCTCCCCGTGGGCCGGCTGCATCCTGCGGATCAGCGACAAGATGCACCGCCTGCGGAGCTACTTCCGCCGCGGCCGCGTCGAGTTCGACGGCATCGAAGACACGCTGATGGACATCGCCGCCTACGCAGTCATCGCCCTGGTGCTCTACCGCGAGTCGAGGAAATCATGCCAGAGCTCCAGCCCCTCACCGAAAACGACCTTGTGCGGATCGAGCATCGAGCACGTCGATTTCAGGGAGCCTGGACCGGAACCAGCGGCACACTCGCGGCCGACGTGATGCGCCTGCTTGCCGAGCGGCGTAGGTTGCTCTGCGAGCTGTCGCACATGGAAAACCGCAGACCGCTCCCCGACAAATAGCCTGGCGTTTTCTCCCTTTCCGCCGGCCGCGCCGCCTCCACCGTCTCCTCCCGGTGGGGGCGGTTGCGTTTACCCAGCCAGCCACCGCAGCAGCAGTGCCACGGGGATCGTCACTGGAAGCCACGCAAGGGTCTGGCGGACGGTCATGGGGCCTCCTCTGGGACAAACTCAGCGTCCTGGCTGACAAGCTCTGGCAACCGGCTCACGGCCGTTTCGCGTGGCCGCACGATGGATGGATCAAGGTACACCGCCGTGGTCCGCGGGTTGGAGTGCCCGAGGTGCTCCGAGGCGTTTCCCCCGGCCGCGGCGAGGTAAGAGGCCGACGACTTGCGGATCGAGTGCAGGCCCCGCACCTCGACGCCGGCCCGCTTGCGGAGCAGATCCCACGACGCGTAGAGCGAGTGCTGCTTGCCGGGGTATCGCCAGACGAGCTCGCCGGGCGCACCGCGGTGCTCTCGCAGCTGGTCGGCCACGCCCTGGCTGATGGCTCGCACGATGTCGCGGCTACGCCCCTTGCGGGTTTCTGCCAGGAACGTCACCTGAAGCCCCTCGAGGTCGACCTCAGACCAGCGGAGCGCCATGAGGGCCCCTCGCCGCTCACCGGTCTCAAAGGCCACACGGATCAGCGTCGACCAGAACCACGCCACCGGCAGATCGCCGTACATCTTCCGCTTGCCGGTCGCGGCCGCGGCCATCAGTTGCTGCATCGCATCGACCGTCGCTGCCTTGGGTGTGCGGTGGACAATTTTGGTCCGGGGGAGGCTGGGGAACTGTTCCACCAGCCTCTTTTTCGCGGCCCACGACCACAGCGTGGAGATTTGGGCTTTGTCTTTTGACACGGTGTTCGCGGAGATAGGCTTGCCGCCGCACTGGTGGGTGGCGCGATCCGCAAGGAACCGCGATACCTCGAGATCGTCAAAATCGGAAAGCAACGGTTCCCTGCCAAGAAACTTGGCCCAGTGGTCGATGGTTCCCTTGTAGATCACCACGCTGCGTGGTGTGAGCTGATGAAGCGGTGCGTACCGCGACACCAGCAGTTCACGGACTGTCATTGAGATGCCCTCTGCTTAGCAATCTGTGCGCGATTCCGCCCCGTGATGCCCACGGGTAAACGGCTCCTCCGCGCGACCGACAACAGAAGAAGCTAGCAGGGGTGTACACTTGTACTCCCATGCCCTCCGCTCCAAATTGGCCGGTCTAGGTACTGTACGCAGGCCGCGACCGGCTCATCCGAGGCACTCC